ATTTTTTACGGAGATTTTGCAGGTAATCAAGAGCGAAGCAACTCGAGTTTTACCGATTGGGGAATCATAGAAAAAAGGATTGCACCGGTTGCAAAAAGTTTTGTAAAGAAATTAAAATTTTGTAAATCGATTAGAGATTCTATCGGAGCAACGAACGCGCAACTATGTAATACAAAAGGAGAGCGCAAACAATTTATAAATTTTGCAAACTGTAAAGAATTAGTTTTAGATTACGAAAAATGCGAATGGAAAGAAAATCAAAGAGAATTAAATGAGCGCGATCCTTTACGCGGTCATGCTTGCAGGGCTGTTGATTATTATAATGATTACGAACATAGCATTTTAGGTGTCCCAACATTGCAACATAATTTTAAATAAATATGATATATTGGAATAACGAAGGAAAGACAATGGGCGAACAAGTAATTGATTACTACGCAAAGAAAGCAACGTATGAAAGCGAAAGCGAAGAAATACTCCGCACTCAAAAAATGTATGACTATTTAAAAAATGATAGTGCCGCGATTAAATACCATTTAAAAAATTATCTGTCAAAAATAGTAAATACTAAAACGCTTGCGAACATGCCTTTGATCTGGTTAAACGAAGTTCCGAGAATTATTTCCCGCCGATGTTTGGTTTATAAAAAACAAGCAACGAGAAAACTTGATAACGAAACACTTAACGAAAAATATTCTGGATACACAAAATATAAAAATAAATTTGCGAAAGAGTTTCACAAACAAGGAAAATTATTCAATACAATTTTAGTCCGCCCGTTATGGGATAAAACAAAACAGCAGTTAGATTATATTATAATCGCAAGAAATATATCTGATGTTGAAATAGCAGATGACGATAGCTTAAAAATGGTAGAACTAAAATATCAAATAAATTATTTTGAAGGAGATGAAGAAAAAACAGCAGTAATTCACTGGACCAATGAAGAAACTTGGGCAACGGAAATTGAAACAAACAAAGAAATAACAAATAAACTTTCTTGGATGCCGGAAGATAAAAAAAATCCTTATGGAAGAATTCCGTTTGAAATTTTACGTTTTGAAGATTGTGCAGACTTTTGGGGAGATGGAATGCCGGATTTGGTAGAGGGTCAAGAAGCACTTAACGCAAGATTAACAGATGCTTTCTTTAAACTTTACATGAGTTTTGGACAACCCGTTGGAACAAACTTGGGAATAAAAAAAGATGAGTTTTCAATTGGTTATGATAAACCTATTTTAAGAGACAACGTAAGAAATGACAACACCGAAGCCCCACCCAACCTTGAGTTTATAACACCCGAACATCGAATTGATTTAGACAAAGAAGTAAACGATTGGTTTAAAAATCAACTTGCAAATACGAAAGGTTTGCCATCGAATGGGATTAGATATACGAGTGGATATGAAAGAGAAGTTGATAATATTGAGTTGATTGATTTAAATATTGATGACCAAGACATTTTAAGAGATTTTGAAGAAAGATTGTTTGACTTAGAAAAAATCGTTTTGAGGGTTGATGCGAAAATAGAGTTAGGCGATGCGAAAATAAGCATCAACTTTGCAAAAGTTGAAATGCCGGAAACAGAAACAGACAAATGGACACGGAGAGATAAAGAGTATAATTACAATATGAGTACACCGATAGATTGGTTAATAGAAGAACAAGGATTAACGAAAGAACAGGCACAAGAGAAACTAACAAAGAATAAAACGGATGTTGAAACCATACTTCCAAAGCCTAAAAGTAAATTACAAGATTTATTAACGCAATGACAAATGCAGTAGATTTATATTTAAGCGATTTAGAAAAGATTGGAATTGATTTCCAAAAACGAATAGAACTATTATTCCGAAGCGGAAGTTACAAAACAACTGATCTCCAGCAAGTAATCGCTGAAATGGATTTCTTTACCGAGTTAGTCGATTTGGGATACATGGAGGATTTGAAAAAATTTCTCCGTGCTTATGATAATGAAATTACAGTATTAGTAAACGAAGCAAAAAAAATTGGGGTAAGAAATATAGGTTCAGGAACAATTGCAGATTTGGAGACGCTTCGTGATATTGATGGCGAAGCATTATTGAGACGTGCTGAAATGTTTTCATCTCAATATAAATCTGCACTACTTAAAAGCATTATTTCCAGTACAAGTTTAGACCAAATACGAAGCGAATTATTACCACAAATACAAACCGAAGTTCCTTTTCAACCGAGTTGGTTTAACTCAATGGTTGCAACATCTTACTCACAGTTTAATGCTTCTGCGCTTGCAAAACTTTATGAACATTCACCGGAACGGAAATTTGAATTAGATCACCCTTTTGACGAGAGAACAAGAAAGCAGTGTATTCACGCAATTGAATTAATGAAAGAATATCCAGCGGGTTTGACTAAAAAAGAAATAGATAATGGAATACTTGGAGAATATGAAAGCGGAGGAGAACTCACAAAATATAATTTTATAAATCGCGGTGGATATAATTGTCGAGGACGATGGAAAGTTAAAACGAGGTTTGAGAAATGAATATTGTTGACGGATTGAAACTGACTAAAGAATTCTGGACAGATATAGGACAATTTGCCATTAATCGTATTATTGAAGATGCAAGAAACGGAATCTTCCAGACCGAAAGCGGGAAAAGCAATAAAGATTATTACAATAAACAATACGCAAAATACAAGATGAATGCTTTTAGAAGGTTTAGAAGCAAATATAAAGGTAGAACAATAATAGCGTCTAAACTGAAAAAAAGTGCGAAAGGCGGTTATGAAAACGCAAACACAAATTTAAAAGCATTGAGAGGAAAGACTGTAAGAAACACAAATACAGATGTTGTGAATATGGAATTAACCGGGGAAACATTTGATGGATTTTCGGTAAAACATTCCGATGAAGTTTCTGTTACTGTTGGATTTCTCACGAAAGACTCTAAAAAGATAATTGGGAATGAGGAGAAATATAATCGTAAACTTACGGGATTAAATCCCGCCAATATCGAGTTAATAAAAAATGCAATTGTCCAAGAACTTGAAAAGAATTTGGAAAAAGTATTTAACGAAGATATAGTAATAAGGGTGGTTTGATTTTACAACCTTTACAAAAGTAAGTAATGGTATTATTTTGTATTAAAAAATTATTTCATATTTCATAAACAATCGAGTGGAGACTCAAAAAATATGGCGGATGCCAAAACACACTTAGAAGGATTAGAGATTTCGGATGAAATCAAAGATCAAATAGCTGAAAGGCTAAACCCAATACTAACAAAATTAGAGACGGATGTTTCAGATTCAGTTGGGAAATTGGAAGATGCAATCAAAACACGCGACAAAGCAAAAACCGAACTTCGGGAATTAAGAGAAAAATTTGCAAGTGGTGATTTTGATGGCAAAAAGGAAATGGAAGCATTAATAAAAACAAAAGAGACAGAGGTTGCTTCACTGTCAGAAAAAACAACAAAACTCGAAAATGATCTTGAAATTGCAAAAACAGAACTTGGGACAACCAAGACAGAACTTGAAACGATTCAAAGCGAAACCAAACTTGAACTGAAATCACGTTTTACGGATGTTGAATGGGAAAAGGTAAAAGAATGGAAGATTGATGCTCTTCGTATTGCGGCGCAAATGAAACCGGAAACGGCGACTGGAGATCAAAGCAAAAGATTTAATACTTACGGCGTTAAAGGGCAGGCTTTAACTGCTGAAGAGAAAATAATGAAATCATATAAGAGCGTATAATGGCAAAGAAAGCGAATAAAAAAACGTTTGCTGAAATGTACGAAGATATAGGTCAAATCTTTAACACGGTCGGTGGTAGTATAAGCGAAGAAGAAGATGGCAGAATTTATGATGCTATCATTAAGCATGAATCAACGTTTGAAGAAAAAATAAAGTTAGTTTTGCAATATACAAGGGATTTGGAAAGAGGAATTCATTATACAAGGAGATAAATAAATGTCAAAATTAACTCTCTTAGATTTAGCTATTAAAAGCGGAAACGATGCTTCTGTTGGTGTAGTTGAATCTATGTCACAATCGAATGCGCTGCTTTCAATGTTACCATTCAGAGGCATTCAGGGAACGGTAGTAAAATACCAACGGAGAACAGGGCTTCCGACGGTTGGTTTTCGTGGTTACAACGAAGGGATTGCAGCCAGTAAATCAGTAACAGAGCCTGTAATGTATGAAACAAAAAATCTTGGCGGACGTTCCGAAATCGACAAACTAATTGTCGACGATGGTGGAATGATAGTTCGCGCTCAAGAAGATGTTGCTTTCGCTTATGCGATGGGAAATTCTTTTAATGAAAATTGCTACTACGGTGATAGTACGACTAATGCGAAAGAATTTGATGGACTTGTCAAAATACTACCAAACTTAGTGGCAGGCGGGAATGTTCTTGGTGCTGGTGGAAGTTCAAACAATTCTTCAATTTATGCTTTTTCGTTTAAAGATGCTTTAACAACTCAAGGACGAAGAAGAGGAGTTGAAGGTGTTTTGGCAAACGGCGGATCAAAAGTTGTGAGTTCAATCGATATGGGTTTGCAATATGTGACTGACAGCGGTGGAACAAATAAATTCTTGGCTTATGTTACAGAATTTGAATGGAGACCAGGATTTGTGGTTTACGATACACAGTCCGTTGGTCGTATTGCTAATATCGGAGCTTCAAACAAACCGACAATTTCATTATTCAATCAATTGATTACAAATATGCACCCATTTGTGCCGGATGTGTTTTTGTGCAACAAAACCGTTTATAATTATATCCAAGATTTAAAAGGAACGACTTGGGTACAAGGTTTTGGTGGTCAAAGTTCAGATTTATTCACCCGTGTTTTAACGTTTGATGGAATTCCTATCTTTATCGATGAGAATATTACTCAAACCGAAACAACCGTATCATAAGGAGAAAAAATATTATGTACGCACCAAAACACACAGCCTATGATTTAGACCTTGTAATTTCAGATGCACAGGTTTTAGATTCAACAGGCAATACCGCAGGAACAAACGAAATCGATTTAGGGAGCGCTAATTTCCCAGCCGGTCAAAGAATCGATGTCGTTATCAATGTTACCTCATTGACAGGAACGTTAGATATTAAACTTGGACACAAAACTACGTCTTCAGTTGCTTACACTGATAACACTATCACGTTGAAGCAGATTGGGTCTGGCGTAACCGGACAATATCATATTTCACTACCTCAAAACTGTTCACGTTATATTAACTTGTTCTATTCAGCTGGAACAAGCGCAACTGTAACGGCATGGGTTACAGCCGTAAAATAACAAAAACGGGGCGGGTTACTCCGCCCCAATTTTTATGGGACAGGTATGATAGAATCTAATATCACAAATACAGATATTTCCGCACTCGAACCACGATTAGTTGATGTTCTCGAAAACGGAACAGCCGATATTGATGCGGCGATTACGAGTGCTTACGATTTGCTTTTCACTTTTTTTATTAACTCACAAAGAAAAATAAAAAGAGTTTGTAAACATCTTGACTTGAGCACAACGGCGGTGCAAGATGAAACACAAAGAAATAGATTAGTCGTTACGGTTTCAACTTTCTCAAGTAATGGAACAATAACTCTTTACGGTTCAAATGACAATTCTACATTTACAACCGTTACAAGTCAGGCATTTACAGCGGCGTCAACATACAAGAAGAAATTTTATGACCTATACGATTATTATAAAATTGCACAAACTAATGATGGAACGGCTTCAACTGTTACATCTTACTTGGTAGAAACAGCATTTGAATTGGCTCATATTTATTTAACCCTTGCTATTCTTTATCGTGAAATAATTAGTAAGTACGGTTCTTCTTATCAAGAAAAAGCAGATTATTATTTAGGACTTTATGAAAAGACTTTGGAAGATATGACTTATTCATACGATTTAGATGATGATGGTGAAGTAACGGAAGAAGAAATAGAAAATAATAGAGTTACATTTACAAGATGAGCTACGCAACCGATAAAACAGTATTAAAGACTTTACTTGAAACTACGTTAGGTTATACCGAAGTGCCGCAACTAATAGAACCGGACGAAGCCCCGACTATGGCAAATAAAACGTATGTATTAAAACCGGAAGGGATACAAACTAATTTAGTTACTTCTTCTTCAAATATATTGACAAACGTTGTTAGACTTGAAGCTCTTTATGTGAACAGCAAAACAACATCGAGAGATGCAAACTTTGAACTCTTTACTTTATTAGTTTTAAGTCTTTTCGGATTATCGGGTTTTCAAAATTTAATAGAAGCTCCAAAGTTTGAGGATTATGACGAATACCGAACAAAAGGAACAATAAAATTTTATTTTGGATTGAGAGGTTACAATTGAAGATAATAAAAACAAACGATTATCATCCGTTAGAATGCAAAATAAACGCGATAGTTGGTGATGAAAAAGAAAATATGTTTGACGATGGAGAAGAAATCGAAGTCAGTCAGGACGAATTAGAATTATTAGAAAACAAAAACCCATCGTGGTTTATAATTGTAGGAGATTAACATGGCAGTAGATATTCTTTCCGGCATACAAAGAATAGGAATCTTAAAACAAACCAATTGGGCAACACCACAAGCAGCATCTGCAAACTTTCAAAAGATGCCTTACAATCGTGGGGTAACGAAATCTAATCCCGATATTCAAATCGATGATTTCCAGTGGACTTCTAAAAACGGCATTCACCATGAATACGAACGATCCTATACCGACGCGGTATCTGGTTTGCCAAGTATAAACTTTTCCGGTGATGGGTTATTGCCCATTTTAGCTCCTCATTTTTATGCTTCTTGCCATGCAGTAACTGAGGCAGCAACAACTCCTTTTAAGAAAGTATTCACAATGGGTGGTTTAACAGGTGCGATAGATTTTGCTGGTAATTCCGGAATACTTCATACCGTTGCAACCGACTCAATAGTTGGAAGTGATGGGGAACTTTTGAAGAATGCTATACTGAATGAGTTTACTTTCTCAATTGATTTAAATGCAAGAGGGATTAGTAAGTTACCAAAAATAAGTGGTGTTTGGGTGGGAAATGAAATGTTGACCTTGCAGAATTTAAGCGGGGCTTGGGTTGCTTTACCAACTACGGGCTTTTTTAACGGTGAAAATGCTGGCGATAGTATTTGGAGTTTAGAAACACTAACACTTGGTTCAGATAGCATCAATACAGCGTTATTAAGATATTTTGAACGGTCTGTTAAATTAAACCTTGCGGCAGATCGTGTAGGTGGTGTGGCGGTACAGTATAAGATAATGCCGGAGATTACATATAAGTTGCGTTTTGCTTATAATTCAACAACATATAAAGCATTTTCAAATTATGCAACCGGAGCAAGAGTAAATTTCAAAATTCAAAACGCAGTAGCGCCACCTGAAGTAAAGGGTGGCATTGATTTTACTTGCCCTTATGGTAAATTAATCGCAAATCCTTGCGTTTATGATGGCGATTATCGAGCTATTGAATTATCATTTAGGGCTTATTCAAATGCTGGGGCGACACCAGATACCGTAACACTTTATGATGCAGTAGATTGGGCATACTAATGAAATTTACATTAAGAAAAAGTATAAGCAATTGGATTACCGTCCCAACAAATGAAGGCGAAGTAAAATTCCTAATTGATTATCCAACACGTGAACAAGGGCAAACGATACAAACTTATGTGAACGGAGAAATATATTCCGGGAATGATAAGTACTTAAAAGCGTTGCAGTATCTAATAAAATTCACGGTGAAAGATTGGAGAGGGGTAAAAGACGAAAACGGGAATGAAATACCTTGCGTTGTAGTTAATAACGAATTGGAAGATGAACTTTGGTGGATGTTGGTTAGAGACGAAGAAAGAGCTACTTCTCTTGGTATATTAATTCAAGAAGAAATAAAGTTCACCGAAACTGATAAAAAAAAATAATTTTTTGTTCGATACTTTATAAGGAGAACAAATTAAACGGAAAGAAAAAAGAATATCCGTTATTAGTTTTTGACGGCAGCACAAAAAAGACAGAAAAGGTCAATAATGACGAAGAGTTGCTTAAACTAATAACGGATTTTTTGAGTAATGACAAAGAACTAAAATTAGACGATGCACTATTCAACTTTTGTTTTGAAGATGAAATAGACACAGCGCAATTGAGCGACAGACGAACCGAAGATATTATAATGAACTACCAATTTTATAAAAATGTTCCACACATTCCTTTTGATAATCAGATATGGTTTGAAAGTGTAATTATGTTAAATAAAATATTTGAACCGCAAAGGCTTTTCTGATGGCAATTACATTTAAAATAGGTATGGACCCTTTAGATGCTGAACAAGGTCTAAAAAGAATAATCGATGGTTCGGAAAAATATAAAAACTCTCTTGCCGGGTTACAGAAAAAATTAAGTGATTTAGCAGCAATAACAGCGTCTTTAGATTTAGGGAGTAAATCTTTTATAACTGTTGACCAACAAGTTAAAGCAACAGAGGCATCAATTTTAAAAGCAAACCAAACCATTGCAAGCGTAACTGCATCTTCAAAACAATTTGCCTATCAAACCGGAACAATGAACTCGACTTTAATCGGGTTGAATTATACCTTGCGAGATTTACCATTTGGATTTATGGGTATTCAAAACAACCTTCCAATGCTATTCGATGGATTTCAGAAATTAAAAGCTGAAACCGGAAGTTTGGGCGGGGCATTAAAGACAATTTTTTCATCTTCAGGTATATTTGGAACGATGGGGATTGGTCTTGCGTTTTCCGCAATCACTTCATTGATTACTTATTTTTCAATGCAAAAAAAATCTATTAATGATAATACAAAAGCAATGGAGGAACTAAACAAGGAATTTGCGAAATATAAAAAAATGGTTGATGATATTAGTGATCCATCCATAATACAAGCGAAGGCTTCGGTAAAGTGGATGGACTTAAAACAAACAAGGCAAACAATTTCAGATTTAGGGAGATTAAAAGAAGTTATTATAAGTGGGAATGAAATTACCTCTTACAGTTATGAAAAACTTGCAATTGCATTCCAAAAAGCGTATGGGAAAAGCCCGCAAGAAAATTTAGATGCATGGCGAAAGTTAATGAAAGACCCTCAGGCTTTGGTGACAGTAAATAATTTAATATCAAGCCAAGAACAACTTGCACGCACCCAACAAAAAGAACTTACGGTATTAAAAGAGAATACACTTCTAAATGCAACTATTTACGATAAACATAAAAAAACAACAAAAGAACTTGACAAACAAACTGATATACTTAAAAAACAAATGTCAATGTTTGAAATGGCTACAGGTGAAAAACATTTATGGCGAGTCGGAAGAGGACTTTATGGGAAAACAGATATAAAAGATAAAGAAAACAAAGCAGAAACTTTCAATCCGACAGAAGAAGAAATGCTATATGCTAATCTTTTTAAAGATGCCGCAAATGTAATGAGGAGTGAATTTAGCACGGCTTGGGAGAAAGTTTTTGGAGAAGCAAATTCTTTATTTGAAAAATTGTTGATGAGTTGGGCAGAATCAATAGCGACATATTTGGGGAATCAATTAGCTGGTAGTCTGGTGGGAATGCTATTAGATTTTATACCAATCGGAGAAATTTTGGGTTTAGGCGGAAAAACTCCATCTGCTAATAGAACGGGTTCTACTAATTATCTGGTTGTAGATGGAGCAGTCATAGGAAAATTTGTTGACGATTATCTACCTACCGCCACCGCAAATAATAAACGATTGAGAAGAATGTGATTACGGTAAATGACACAGTCTTAGATGATAACCAATTAATCTTTGTTGCAAAGATTAGTTTAACTTCATCTTATCTTTATTTATGTAATAGACCAAATGGAATAACATTATCTTCACACGATTATAGTGGTCAGTTAGTAATTAAAGATTCAATGACTCCGGTAGTGAAAAATACAAATATTATTTACGGTGGTGGAATTGGAAATGTTGCTTCATTTTCGGTTCAAATAAATAATTATACCGGTTATCCAACGGCGGGGATAAACCCCTTAAAATATTACCCCGAAACAGCAATATATTTAAGCGGTAGAGAAGTTGAGGTCGGGTTTGTTTGGGAGGGTGCAACCACAGAGGCGGAAATCACCACAATATTCAAAGGGTTTATTGAACAATCTCCCACTACACCGGGGATAATGGATATTGTAGCGATAGAAATTAGTGAACTTGAATTAATACAACTTCCTTACTATTCAGTACAAAAGGATTTTGATAATGGAATCAGTTATTTCCCAAACGCGCCTAAAGAATCAATTGGGATGACTATCCCGATATTATATGGAGATGCGTTCAATGGTGTTTCAGCTACGGGAACTCCAGATGTAAGCCCGTATGCCCCCGGCGTGTTAGTAGAACAAAATAATTATAAATATATCATTGCATCGCACTATACGGATGCCAGTACAGCGGAACAATACATTAGGGATTATGATATATCTGCTATCATTGCGGCTTATGATAGTGGCGGGAGTTCTGTCTCTTTATCACAAAGAGATAAAGGATCGAGTAGATTCAATATATTTCATTATGGTGTTGGGGACATAGATGGTTCTTTGAATTACTATCCTAAAAAAACGGGGACTCATTCAGAAGTCACTGATTTTATTTTTTCAACTGACGGATTAACTGATTATACATTAATCCCATCAAAAACAATATCTTTCATTGCCGATTTAACGAGTGATTCGATAGACCTCGGCGGATTTAGTTCCATGACATCAATTATGTTAAAAGTTACTGTATCTTCTCCCACTACGGGACAACAAATAAGGATAAGAACTTATGACCACAGTACAGAAGGTTTTATAGATGAACACATCTTTAATCTCGTTATCGAGGGACAGACATTAACAATAGATTACGGAGCATTATTTACTTTAACGAATTGGGATTGGAAAAAGTTAATTAGTTTAGAATATGAAATTAAAAATATAGCTGCGACTCAAAATGTAAGCATAAATGACATAGTTATTTGGGTACAACGTTATCGCGTGCAAGGTCTTTATAAAGCCAAATATTATGAACAAAGGGGATTCCCGTTATATTTTTTGGGCATTCCGATTGCGGAAGAGGGGCGCTACATAAAACATTATAGAGATGTTGCGGTAGATAAATTCGATTACAATCTTCAATTTGCTTTAACTGGGAGACAATTTTAATGGCAAACTGGATAGATTTAGGGACGAGGACAAACGGAAGAAATGCTGGGCAAGTAATTCATTGTCCAGGTTATATTATAGAAAGTCTATTGCGGGATGAATGTTTTGTAGAGAGAGATTTGGAAATAATAACAAAAGTTTCTTACCAAAATTATGAAATGGCTTTTGCCTCGTCAGATGAAGGTTATTATAACGCTTCCTATGTAGTTAATATTACAAGAAATGAGATCGCTTTAGTAAATTATTATTTTGGCGCAAATTTACAAGTAAGTCTTGATGGTGCTTATGCTTCTTGGAGCGTTGGTGATAAATGTTTTGTCTTTAATATACAAGGAAACAAAAAAATAGATGCAGCGAGTTTTGATGTTGTTGGGAAGACAATAGATGGAAGTAGAAAAGATTGGAAATTTTCTAAGAGTATAAACTCTAAAACAGATGCTTATTCATTAATAAATGAAATATGTTATGAATCATTTCTTATGCTTCATTCAGTAAATGGAGTTTATAAATTAGTTGCTCTTGATGCAGGACCGGCGGTGGCAACACTAACAAAACCATTGATAACAATGGGTGATCCACAAATAAAAGTTGATCTTACTCCTTTATCAGAGGTATATTCATCATTTAGACTAAAGTATAATTATAATTATGCCAAAGGTGAATATCTGCAAGAATACTTTTGTGATAAAAATAGTTCAACAACTGGAGCAACGGGGTTAAGCGCTTATAAAACTAAATGTTTAAATGCAGAGACAAATTATAGAGTAAAAAGGAAGTTTGAATATTCTGCTAATTGGATTTACGATTCTGCAACGGCTTTGGCTTTTATTAAAAAATTAATGGATTGGCTAACTATTCAAAGAACGATTATAAATTGGTCATCATCAATATCAGATTCTATTTTCAATGGATCTATGTTAGATATTGGAGATTTAGTTAAGGTCGATTATCCGCTTGGGAAAGTTTTGACCTATACGTTGGTTGATGGAGGGATTACCTATGCAGTTGGTAATATTATAACTTTGATACAAACGGGTGGTTCTAATTGTACATTTAGAGTAGATTCTGTTGATGGCGCGACTGGAAAAATCCTTACAATGACAATGCTAACAGGAGGACAGGGTTATATGCCTGAAGCAAGTTTGACAACTTCGGTTTCTCCCGATATTGGTTCGGGGGCGTTAATAACAGTTAATACTGTAACATCACCAACAATTATACCTTTATCAAAAAATAATTCAGCTATTTTTATGATTTACGCAAAACAAATTAATATAAGAAATGGTCAACCATCAATAGATTATGCACTTTTAGAAATGGTTTAACAAAGTAACCTTGTAATAAAATTTATATTTAAGTATTTTAGAAATAAAGGAGAACATAAAAATGAAAAAAATTATCTTAGTATTTGTGATATTGGCACTGCCATCTTTCGCACAAAGTTTGCATGGAACATTCCCGACAGATCAAAACTTTAATAAAGTTTCCGTATTATACACTTACAATGCAGCAGATAGCACTTA